CAGGGACAGTCAACACCCTTGATCAATGGATGATATCACGCTCGGCAGACTAGCCGCTAACCGTGACCTACGCTTACAGACTCTTTACAAGATCGTAGACAAGTCATCCAAGCTTGTTACTTTCAAGCCTAACTGGGCCCAGCAAGACCTCCTGAATAATGTCTGGTATAGAAATATTATCCTTAAATGTCGTCAGCTTGGCTTCAGCACCCTTATCGAAGCCCTCCTATTCGACGACATATTCTGGAACCCAAACACCAGCAACGGGATCATTGACCAGACATGGATTGAGGTTGAGAAGAAGTTTAAGAAGATTAAATTGATGTATGAGAACCTCCCCGATGAGGTTAAGGCTATCAACCCTCTTAAGCGCATGACTGCAAGCGAGATTGAGTTTGAGAATGGCTCAGGCATGAGAGTAGGCTTGTCTATGCGTGGTGACACGATTAACAAGCTGCATATATCAGAGTTTGGCCCCATATCGGTTGATAGCCCCGACAAGTGCGAGGAGATCATCACGGGAGCTATTGAGTCAGTGCCCAAGGATGGCTTCATATTCATCGAGAGCACAGCAAAAGGCCCGGCTGGTACGTTTTACGATATGTCCAAGCAATGGGAAGCCTACCAACAGGACGGATTGCCCTACACGCCGTTTGACTACAAGTTCTTCTTCTACCCATGGTGGAAAGAGCCTTCATATAGCATGGACGTAGACGTTCACGTTAACGATGAGATTGCAGCCTACTTTGAGAAGCTCCAGCATAACCACGGCATATCCCTAAGCGGCTATCAAAAGACGTGGTACATAAAGAAGAAGCAATCTCTTCACGATAAAATGTTCCAAGAGTACCCGAGCACGAGCGAAGAAGCCTTCCTTGCATCCTCAGAGCTACAGATATTTGGCAAAGAGATGAGCCTTGCTAGACACGAGAAAAGGATTGGTAGCTATGCACACAATAAGCAACTACCCGTACATACTGCGTGTGACCTCGGTTACACTGATTATACATCGATCTGGTTCTTCCAGATGGATCTGGACGGCATACGAGTCATTGATTATTACGAATCTACTCTATGCAGCATTGAAGTTGATATTAAAGCCATGAGAGACAAGCCATACATCTACGGGAAGCACTTCGCACCGCATGATGTGACCTCGGCTAGCAAGGGTACTGGCTTGACAATCCAACAGATGGCCGCAAAGTTCGGCGTGGACTTCATTAAGATCCCTAGAGTGCAGCATAAGAAGCAAGCGATTGACTCTACTAAAATGCTCTTCAACCGCCTCAAGTTCGATGCAACGCTATGTAAAGCTGGTTTACAACGCCTAGATGGATATAGAAAGAAGAAGAACAGCGCTGGCGTTATCATCGATGAGCCTTCACACGATGAAAACTCGCATAGTGCAGATGCCTTAATGACTATGGCGGGTGCTATGGATCAGTTAGGCCGTAAGAGCTATACCCAGAGCGACATTGATGCCGCTAGCGTTTTTAGACAAAATTATTATAACTAGCTGTATTGTCGAAACGACCCAGAGGTAGCATGCGGACTCAAATTTACCCCGAGATGAATCGGAATTTCTATGTGGAGAATCACCTTGGGGATAATGGCATCCTGAACGTGATGAAAGAGGTATACGTAGCCAATATACCTACGTGGCAGAACAACTGGTTTGAGGGCACGATTGACAATCGCTTTAAATGCGGTGACCAGACCTTGTGGAAAGCTCTATACGCTACTATAGCTCCCTCTAATCGAAAGCAATTCAATATCAACTTGATCATGCGCAACATCAAGTTCATGACCGGTATACAGCGTCAAGGGCGCAAGAGCTCGATCTGTACGCCTATTCATGACGGAGAGTATGACCAGCAGGCCGCAGACGACCGCAGCGCATTGCTAGCATGGTCATATAGCAAGGACAAAACCTATCACAAGATAAGCGATTGCTTTGAGAGCGTCATATCAGCGGCTGGGCTTGGTTTAATGCAGTCATGGCTAGATTATAGAAGCGATCCAGTCAATGGAGACTTGAGACATACGAATATTCCTTTTACGGGCATTTTCATGGATCCATTCTTCGAGAACTTCGACCTATCAGATTGTGCGTTCATATGGGTTAGGAAGTGGACTAACAAGCAAGAGCTTATCTCTATGTATCCTCACATGAAAGAAGCGATTATAGAGATACCTAGCGCGCAGATGAGAGATAGTAAGTTTATCTACATGCCAGAGACGAGCATGTATACGAAGCGCAAAGACCTTGTAGCGGTGGACGAGTTCTACTATGCCACTACAAGAGAATGCAAGATGATCACTGATCAGGAAACAGGCGAGTCATATGAGCTCAAGAAAGGCTTAGAATTCGATCCGTTTGTGAGTACGTTCTACGATGGTCGCTACACTACAGAGACCCGCACAAAGTGGACTGTTAATCTAGCGATCGTTGCAGGCCCTCTAGTCATCTATAACGGTTGGAACCCATTGCAGATCGACCGATACCCATTTACTCCATTCATGGCCTATTTTGAGCCTTCCTTTAACGAATGGGGCTATCGATGGCAGGCTGTGACGCGCATTCTTAGAGATCCGCAGTTTCTCTACAACAGGCATAAAATTATTGAATTGGACGCCATGGAATCTCAAATAAATTCTGGTGAGATTGTCAAGGAAAGTTATTATAAATCACCTGATGAAATGAAGAAAGTGGGTCAAGGCGCTATCAGAATCGCGAATGATAACGCAGACTTACACGCAGACCGTGTTTCTATCAACGTTCCAACGATTCAAGGCGATCGTCAAGCGCTTACTGAGGGTCTAGGCAACGCAGTTTCGGAAGTATTCGGCATGAATGAACAGGCTATGGGCATGGCTGATCAGGATATTTCGGGCTTAGTTAGCATGATTCGTCAAAAGTCTGCTCTTGTAGGCAAGGAAGACCTGTTTGACCACCTAGACCGCTCTCAAGGTGAGATGGCCGAGGTAGATTTAGCTATTATGGAAGCCAACTGGTCAGAAGGTAAGTGCGAGCGTATCTTAGGTCGCAAGCCTAGCGAGGGACTGCTTAACCCATTTGTAGACAAGTTTAGCGTTGCTATTGAAGCGGGTGCTATGACAGAGACACAACGACAGTACGAAGCATTGCAAGTCGTCGAACTAATCAAGCTAGGGGCTCCTATCAGCTGGGATTTTGCTATCAGCAAGATGAACATCCAAGGCAAAAACGAGCTCATGGCGAATATGAAAGCAGCTCAGCAGCAACAACAGCAAATGCAGCAGCGCGACTTCGAACAGAACCAACACAATATGCAAGTTGAGAACATGACGTTGCTAGCTAAAGCAGAGAGCGACAAATCACTTGCAAGAGAGCGATTAAGCAAGATACTCACTGATCAAGCTATGGCTGAGCTAGACATAGCCAAAGCAGGACATGAGCGCACAAGGTCATTCCTAGATCTAGTTATCGCTGCACAAGAGATCAAGGGTAACAATATCTCTCACGTTCAGCAAGTAGCCGATATCATGGGCACTATCGACGAGATAGGCCGCAGAGACGAAGTAATTGAAAAAAGTACTGCTAAAGTATAGTGTGGGACTGCTCCCTAGGAGGGCAAAATGAACAATTACAAAGTAGAAACGGGCATGAAATCACCTATCGCCGTCAAACGCGGTGGTAATGATGCTCACCCATCAGCCCCAATCAAAGCTATGGAAGGTTATGGCCGCACTGGTTATATCGAACCTCGTGGTTATGCTGAGCATATGGCAAAAGCACAAGCTCATGACAAAGGCGCAAAATCTGCGTCTAAGTACAAAGGCGGAAGGTAGTGGCTAACCCCCAATTACCTAAAGGGGATGTAATAGTCCCCCTTATGTCTCAAGAGTACGGCCAGCTTGTCAAAAAGATGAGTGATAAAGGCAACCTTGAGCTACTAAACCATGGCCAGAATGCGCTTGATACAGGCGAGGCTATGCACGCCGGCTCTATGCGCAATGTAGAAGCCGCTCTTAATCAAACGATCGCTAAAAATCCAGGCGTGAGTTTTTACCTTCTGCGATGCATGAGGCGAGACTTTAAAGCGTTTAATACCTTTCATGAGGCCATACAAGTTAGGCCCATGCACTGCCCCGTCCCTCAGACACCAGGCATGACATTATTCCAGTGGGACGCACCATCTCAGAAACTCACTATGTTGTGGAGCCTTCCAGTATCCAATCTGTTGGAAGCTACCGCATCGAGCGACCTAGACAAAGACTTGCAGAAAGCAACTCGTCAATATCTCCACGACACAAAGAAATTTAAATAGTTGAAGCTATTGCGTCTTACGTATATGTATAAGCATGTTGTAAGAGCATCAACCCCTCATAGGTAAAGCATGGATGATTATTCCGACATTAACGATCAGCTAGTCACTGATCAAGTCCAAGGCGACCAACAGGCAAACACCCAAGACGAAGCGCCGCCGAGTCAGGGTATGCGCCAACTCCGAGAAGCTTACCAACGTGAGAAGAACGAGAAGATTCAGAAAGATCTAGAGATTGCTACGATGAAAGCTAGGCTCGAGATGATCGAGCAAGGCTACTCCAAAGCACCCGTTCATAGACAAGAAGACGTCGAGACTGATTATCAGGGCGAAATCGACTCTATGGATGATGACCTTCCAAGCGGCGCACAAGTGAAAAAGGTAATGGGTGGTTTAGTTGGCGAGATAAAGCGTTTGAAAGCCGAAGCTCAAAGTGCAAAGAGCCAAGCGAACAACTCGACTTTATCCCCCATTGAGCGCGCTAGATTGAAATATGAAGACTACACTCGAGTCGTAAACAAGGAAGCTATCGACAAATATCTTACCAATTCAGCTATCCGAGAACTAATCGACGCTACAGAGCCTAATAAGCAGCCTGAGCTAGCGTATAGGATTATCAAAGGCGAGATTGAGAAAGAAGCATCAGGCCAGAAGCGCGCGCAGACAAGTGCGACGATTCAAGTAGCTAATACAAAGCCTGCTTCTATCAATCAGACTGGGCGTAATCTAACCATGGGCGAACAGTCGAAAGACATTTCACGCATGAACACTAGCGAGAAATCCGATTTAAGAGCGCGAGCTATGGATCAGATCAGGCAGTTTGTTAGGCAAGCTAATAGCGTAGGCTAGTGACAGTAGCTGGATGGAATCGATTCCATGTCAGCAGTTACAATCAATAACCTTCAGGCGCAAGTACCAAACAGCGCGAACCAGCTCTTGCTCCTCACCGAGCGTCCAGATCTGATCTTCAACCTGTTTGCTACTCAAGACGAACACCCTGAAGGTGGCGGCGATATTCATACTTATCGTCACTATCAACGCTTACCGTTGAACCTTACACCGCTACCACAAAACGGTCAGAACCCAGCTCCAATCCAAAGCCAGGTCAACGACTTTAACGCACAGCTTCAGCAGTACGGCGCTTATACACTCATCACAACGTTTGTAAGCTCTATCTCTCAAGAAGACGTCGTTACTAAGTATTTTGACCTTTATGCTCAGTGGACATCTGAGATGTGCGATCAGCTCCTTAAAAACGTGCTTATTGCCTCTACTTCAACTTACTACTGCCAGTATGGCGTATCACAAGATGACCCGACTGAAATCACTTCACGTGATATTCAGGAAGTTACAGCTCGTCTACGTTCAAACTCAGCGATCCCAATCATGAATGGTAAGATCGGCGAACTACGAATCGGTTCTTCACCTGTTCGTAACTGCTACGCTCTTCTTTGCCATACAGACCTTGAACCTCAGTTCAACCAGATCGGCAACTTCACATACACTTACAACTACCCTAACTACGACGGGGTTCTTGAAAGTGAATATGGAGCAGTCTTAAACGCTCGTGCCTTCACTAGCCAACTTGGTTCTTACATTGATAACGCTTCAGCCCTTGGCGAGCGTGTCTATCTAAGTCCTATGGTGTCTATGGAGTCGTTCGCTCATATCAAAATGAACGGACAAATGGCGCAGTACATTTATACCCCAGCTGGCTCAGGTCAAGATTATCTCCGACGCACACAAGCAGTCGGCGCGATCTTTACTCAAGCTCAAACCATCCTCAACCAGTTATGGGTTGATACAATGCGTTGCACGCTGAATTAGGTAATAGCATGTTTCAAGATCTAACTTTCGGCACATACGTATCAAACGGCGTTTCTCAGTTCATTCCTCTTGCATGGGTTCCAAGCAAGTTCGCAGTGAACGTCCGAGGCGACGTATCAGGCTCTAACTGGAATAGTGTGGCTAACCCAGGCGTTGTTAAAAGCGCTTTTGCTTACTCAGACACTCCAGCAGGAAGCGCTTACGCTGTAAAAAACACTGACGGCGCAGCTACTAATCAGGATATTTACTTCACATCAGGCGGCTTTAGCTTCTACGATGCAAGCAATCCTCCTGTTTACCCTACTGTAGCTATCACTAGTGTTTCACAAGCAGCGGCAGCAGTTGTTACAACTAGCGCAGTCCATAACCTATTGACTGGGGATTATGTCCGCTTTCAAAACGTGACTGGCATGCATCAGTTGGACACTCTTGTTTTTCAAGTAACTGTTCTAAGCACGACTACTTTTAGCATTACGCTAGATACGTCTGCTTTTGCAACAGCTGGTTCAGGGGGCAAAATCCTCCAGTTGTCACAACTTAACCCAATGTTCCCTCGCAATCTGCTTATCACAAGCATTACGCAAGCTACTAACGCGGTTGTTACAACTTCATTTGATCATGGTATTCGTATCCCAGCGCCAGGCGTAGGCGTTTACGCGTTCCTAACATTTACCATCACTTCACCGTATGGAATGGTTCAATTGAATGACAAACTAGTAAAAGTACTAAGCGTCACAGCTAACACTCTTACTCTTGATCTAGACACAACAGGCTTTACAGCCTTTGCTTATCCTACAGCAGGTACAGTTATCGTTGATAATACACCTCCTCAAGCGACTCCATCAGGTGAGATCGGTCAACTCTTCAATGCAGCTACTAACACAAGCCAATACGGTATTTTGTTAGGCGCAAGCATTGTAGGCGCATCCGGTGTCTACGTGAACTGGGAAGCTTATTTAGGCTCACCGCCAGTAGGCAGCTAGTAAAATAGCAAATAAGGGCGTCATTTAGGCGCCCTTTTTAATTTAAGGTATAAAAATGGCAAAATCCAAAGTAAACACAAGTGACCTAGATGCCATGGGCGTCGAAATGACTCCTATGATTAACGATAGCGTGCTTCGTGATGTAAGTGAGAAAACCAAAGAGCTGCAAGAGCGTGACCGCGAGTCAGAAGCTAAGATTGCAAGACTACCTGAAAAGGAAAGACCTAAAGACTTCACGTCTAAATCTCAGTCAGTAAAGGTGCGCGTAGGCAATGACGAACCGCATCAAGCCTCATTGATCCATCGTTGGGTAGCTAAAGACTACGACAAGAACAAACTGCACCCGATTGTTAAAGCGAAAATGGAAGATGGAATGCAATGGGTTACTGGCAAATTTCTATCTATCGAAGATAACAAGAAGATCAAGAACCCCGTCACGTTTGAAATATCACGATGGGGAGTGACTGAACAGCACACTTTGATTCACAATATGCAGTTCACAGTAAGGAAATTCGTTGCTGATCACCTCAACTCTCTAACCTATATGGTCATGGATGATGAGATCAAACAAGTTAGTGCTGATTCTCGCTTTGGCGGAAAGGGATTAAACTTCGATCAAAGCGTCGCAGGACACTATCCGAAGTATAGTTTTAACTGGACATATGCCGAGGGCAGCAATAAAGTAAGCATGCACACTCCAACACGTCTAGTAGGTATCTAATGAGCCAGGGAAATCTTGAGTCTATTCGCTTAATGACGAGAGAATTGACGGGTAGAGATCCCTCGCAGATGCCAGATAGCGAGATAGATGATCGTATCAACGATTACTATCAGATCGATATGCCAGCAAACTTGAGGATATTGAAGTTGAAAGACTTCTATATCTTCAATACCCAGCCCAACATCGACGTTTATAAGTTTGACGACGTTGATTATTTCTATGTGGAACCTCAAGCAGAGGTAGACGACTACAACTGTTTCCTTACTACTGAGCCGACCACATTCTTTAATCAGCTTCCAAGAGCGCAGATACACCAGATTATTGGGCAGGGTAACGGTACTCAGGGGCCTTTTACAGGTACGCTTAATGCGATGCCCGTTTACCGTTCTTACAATATGCAGAACCTCAATGGTGAGTTCCCCAATGATTACAACATTGGCATTAACCAAATGGTCATGTTCAACGCTAAGATGTCCGGCGAGCTGCCAGGTAATGGTAGCCTTGCTCAAGTAGTCGTTGATAGTCCCAATGTAATCACTGATCCAGCTTATCTCCCTATCTTCAACCCTCCCATATCTACCGCTACGGGCACTCGTTATTTAGATACGGGTACTCTGATCGGTGAAGTTGCAGCGGGTTCTAATTCGTTTATCAACTACATTACCGGTCAGTACAGCGTTACTTTTAGTCGCCCAGTACCTCAAGGCATGAACGTAGAAGCTGTTTATACGACTTATGCGCCTACTCGACCTAGCTCGATGCTCTTCTTTCAGGATCAATTCTATCTAGGAAATCCTCCTGATAGAGTCTATAAAGTGAAACTCACTGTCTATAGACGTCCTAGCGCTTTGATCAACTCCACTGATAAGCCAGAGCTTCAAGAGCTATGGCAGCTATTAGCGTTCGGAGCAGCTCAGAAGATCTTCGAAAGGAATGCAGACTGGGGACAGTGGAATGATATCCAACCAGCTCTAAAGAAATACGAGCAAATCTGTATGGCAAGAAGCATGTTGCAGAATGCAGCTACACGAATCGAAACCATCTATAGCATCGGTGGCGGCTCTTTCAGTGCAGCAAATCAACCTACGACGTGGTATTAAGGAATTATAAATGAGCAACACTTTTAAACCTTCGATTCCTCAGCCCTCCGACCCTCAAGACGTTAGCCAGGGCGATCTATTAGCTAACAATCAAAGCTTGCAATATGTCTATGGTATTGATCATTGGCCTCTATTTCCCAGCAGTGCTAACGATGGATTTCATGAGCAAGTAACGCTGCCCACGTTCCCAAATAGCATTGGCGCTCTTCCAGCTCAACCTTCAGCTATCACTCCCTCGCTTAGGCTCTTTAGTCAAATAGTAGCGTCAGTTCCTACTTTATTTGGTATTAGCTCGGCTAGTGCAACACCTTTCCCAATTGGAGCTATCTCTGTTAATGCTAATCCAGGCGCCTTACAGCTCGGGAATATCATTATCAACTTTGGTTCTATTACGGTTAATGCAGGTGGTGGTACAGGAACGGGTACTGTTACTTATGCGCAAGCTTTTGGATCGGTACCCTATTCAATAGTTGTTACTCCCATGAGTGGTGGTGGTGTTGCCGCTGATAACTTTTGGGTGTCTAGCTCAACGGCTGCAGGCTGCGTAATTAACCAGCAGGGCGTTAATAACATCGCACCGCGAATCTTTAGTTACGTGGCCATTGGGTCAGTTTAGGAGTACAAATGCCTCTCAAAAAAGGTAAGTCAAAGCAAACTTTGCAATCTAACATCCGTAAAGAAGTAAAAGCTGGCGAGCCAGTTAAGCGCGCTGTGGCAATTGCCTATTCAGAACAAAGACGATCAGGACTGCGTAAAGCTGGCGTACGTAGAGCGCGAGGATAATGACACCTTACACCCCCTTTGTTGTAACCAATTTCTCCGATGGAATTAGAACCGATACCGAATCGTTTCTGATCCCCGATGACGCGACACCTCAAATGTTGAACATGACGCATTTTAGAGGGCGTATCGTTGAAAAGGGAGGCAACTCGCTTCTTTGCAACCCGTCTAATATAGGCGAGTATTTCAGAGGCAGATTAGGAGTTCGCAACCCAACGGGTACTACAACAAACGTTGCGGGTCAGGCAGTCATACCAGCAGGTACACTTATCCAAGCAGGCCCTTTAGATCCAGGCACTGTTAGGATTACCGTTGGATCTTTAACGGTCATTGATAACGCTATTGACGGCACTTTTGAAGTGTATACTGGCGGCCCAGCTACTGTTACAGGCCAGATCAACTATTCTACGGGTATAATTTCCACGGCAGTAACAGGCTTTGGAGCATATGGCGTTAGTACAAATAGCTGGTCAGCTCTTGTTATCCTTACTCCAAGCTCAATATCTCCTGTTATGGGTGCGGATAATATTGACGTAACAGGAAGCACATCAGAAAACATGATGGCCTTTGATACGGTTAAGCCTTACATATTCAACGTTAGCGTCGATCAGTTTCAGATAGCCGATAAGTACGACTCAACATCAGCTGATAGGCCAGTAGTTACATTTAGCGGTTCCGATAGCGACTTCTTTTGGTGCTTAAACTATGCCGATACATTTTGGGTAACAAATAACACGCCAGGCTTTCAAGCCCTTTACCCAATCAATGTGGTGGTTGGAGCTACGACCACGATCACCTTTCCTGCTTCAACTACCTTTGCGGTTAACGATTGGGTTTTCCTATGGGATCTAGGCAATATAACGATCACTCAAGCTAGTGACATTATCCAAGCTTATGGCCAAGTAACGGCTGTCTCTACCACTACTTTTGCTAATGACACCATCACAGTTAACATTGCTACGAGTTATACCGATGGTGCATCGACTTTCTCAGGTGGTGGAACGGTTCAAGCGATCAATAGGCAGCTGAATACTAGCGGAGATGGAATCAAATACTATTCCGTTTCAGGATGGCATAACTTTGCTCCACCTCTAACGGGCGTTTACAATACTCCTAACGGTGGTGGTGGTCAGGCAACCTATCTTTTTGGAGCGCGTTTTATCGTGTCCTACAAGGGATATCTGCTCTTTTTCAATACCGTTGAGGGTAAAACACTAGCTTCCGCTCAGCACTATCAGAACAGAATGAGACGCAGCGCAGCAGGTACGCCTTATTACAGCCAGCCGCTTCCTTCTACTCAAGGCACTAACGCTAATTCGTTCAGTCAGTTTCCAGGATTTGGCGGTTTTTATACCTCACCTGTTAATCAAGACATGGTAAGCGCGCGTTTTTGCCGTGATGAGCTGATTGTATCGCACGAAACGCACGACTTAAGACTAGACTTTACAGGAAACATCGCTCTTTTGTTCACATGGGCGAGGGTTAACGATGAGTTTGGCGCAGAGTCTACGTTCAGCATGATCAACGCCGACACTAAAGCAGTTAAGATCTCTCAGGATGGATTCACCGAATCTCAGGGTATCGACACTGTTAAGATGGATATGAAGGTTCCAGACCTAGTCTATCGCTTGTCTAATACGGACGATGGCAAGAAGCGCGTTCATGGATACCGTAACTTTGTCTCTCAGCTATTTAAATGGACTGCGGTTATCCCTCAAGGCTACCCTTCCTATCTCAAATTTCCTAATGTGGAAGTGGTCTACAACTACGCATTAAAGAGCTGGTCACTGAATAAGACGTATAACACTGTTTACAACAGTTTTAAGCTTTTCTACGACAATACATGGTCTAACGCTAAGCGCACATGGGCAGCGTCGCCTATGCCATGGAATACGCTTCAGTCTCGTAACGGTGAACAGATTTCTGTAGTAGGCAATTCCCAAGGCTTCTTTCACAAGACGGAAGAAACCCAGATCACATCACAGGCTTACAATGATCGCGGTTACAGAATAACCGATATTACGAGTTTCTTTCTTACCGTTCCCAACCATAGCTTTAAGAACGGCGATTACGTCTATATGACACTTATGAAGGCTCCTAACGCAGCTTTCAATAATGCAGTTTATCAAGTTCAGTTTGCTACAGTTAACGGCTTCAATTTGGTCAATCAGGCTGGAAACGTCATTCAGTTTACCAACTCATCGGCCACCTCTCCACCATCTGGCTTTCTAGCTGTAGTGGACAATATAGAGTATTGGACTAAGAAGTTTTATGTCGGCGGTAACGCAGGACTTCAAACTCGTCTAGGTTATGTGGATGTGTTCTTTGAGTCGCAAGACGTAGCAAGTGAGATGTCCGTAGACGTCTATTTAGACGATAATAATGAGCCTAGCTTTACAAAAGTCTTCTCCTTAGAGAAACCGGTTAGTGGCAATTCAGGCAAGATCATCCGACGCGTTTACATTAACGCTATGGCTCAAGCGGTTCAGCTAAGGTTGTACTACTCTAACGCTCAAATGTTCGACTACAACACGGGCTACAAGCAGTTTATCCTACACGGCTACACGATCTACATTAAGCAAAGCGGCCGAATCGTCAACTACTCGGCGGTATAGATGAGCAGTTTCGTAAAACTCAATATCACGCTACCAGACGAGGAAGACTTTCGCATCTATCTGCAAAGTATTCTGAATGCCCATGCTGCGGCGATCAATCAGAGGGATATAGCTATCTATGACACAGCAGAGAACCCCACTGGTCAGTTATGGCCCAACCCCTCCGTTTCGCCTGATGCCACAAATACTACCTATCGTGTGTTTGTGCCTGTTACTTTGTCGGCTTATCCAGCACCTAATGTCTTTCCTCACGGGTTAGATATCAAAGGCTATGTATTTACATTGATTACAGGGACTATTTGCAATAGGGTAAATAGGGCGTTGGCTATTCCATACCCAGGCACGGATCAAGTTTTACTAGATGTAAACGCTACAGACGTAATCATACAGTGTAGTACAAATGCTTTTGACGGCTTTGTGGGCGAAGTAGTTTTGGAATATCTCAAATTAGTGTGAGGCTATATGGCAGATTTAGGCGGATTTTTATTTGGCAATAGTGCGAAGACTGAGAAGTTAGACACCAAATCGCCCGAAGTAAACAAGTACCTACTCAATGTACTTAACAATTTAGATCCTGAATTAGTGGCCAGCTTACAAGCTGATCCGACTTTTGCAGCTGGTAGCGACTGGCTTCAACAGGTGTTAGGTGGAGATACCGACGCAATAGAGGCGCCAATCAAGAACGACTTCTATAAGAACATCCTACCTAGCATTTATGCGCAGTATGGCGGAGCTAACGGCCTTCAATCATCAGACTTTATGAACGCTCAAGCAGGCGCAGCAGGTGACTACTCAAACAAACTAGCAGCCACACGCTGGGGTGCTCAGAACCAAGCCGCTCAAACAGCTGGTAAGTATGGTAAGTTTGCAGGCGATCAAGCCCTTGGAGCTTCAGCCCAGGGTACGCAAAGCACGTTTGGTTATCAGCATACGCCAGCTAACAATGGGTTTGTAACTTCTGTAGCTTCAGCCGCAGCAGGTGGAGCAGGTCGAGGCTTTGGTAACTATGCAGCTAATAAGGTGTTTGGCTAATGAGTTTCTTTACTACAGTACCCGCTAAAACAAATCCTATCGGCGATTCATTCTTAGGTGGATTTAATGAAGGCATCGAATCAGTCTCTAGAGAGCGTGATCTAGCCTCCGCTACTAAGCGCCAGCACTATTTGCAAGAAGAGCTCTACAAAGAAGACTATCAGAAAGCAAAGCCTTCGCTAGATGCCATCATCAATAACGAAGCATGGTCACCCTCTCAGAAGCAAATAGAGATCGAGCGTTCGGCTGAAATCCCTCTTTCGGTGAAAGACAGGGCTACTAAGGCTTATAATAATCAGGTCGCTGAGCAGCAAAAGGCAGTTACTCAAAAAACTGTTCAAGCTTTTAATAAAGAATCGACTGAATTTGTAGCGAATGCTCTTGGAATTATCACAGATCTAAAAGGCGACACTATTCCGACGCCAGGACTTACCAACCTACGCGATCTTGACGAAGAAGGATTGATAAAATTTAGCACACTTTCCGATCTATACCGAAACAATTTGCTTCAGGGTGATTCTCAGGCGACAGCATGGGCAAGAGCTAAACAGGATTTTGACAAGAATAAATCTGCACTTATGGCCGAAGCCCAAGAAGAAGCAAAGCTTTCTAACGATCTCAAGATGCAAGAGATCAGAGACTATGAAGCAGCGGATAAAGCGGATAAAGTTAAGCTGATCATGGACAACCCTAACTTTAGCGATCGCCAAAAGATCATAGCTCTCAAGGGCGAGGGTATTGAAGCTAAAGAAGCATTGAACATCATTAAGAAAAATGATCAAGCGCAACAGTCTTTAGCGAAGATAGAAAACGAAACAAAAGCTCTTTCCTTACGCAAAGCCTCTCAGAATGCTTATAAACATCTGATCGATTATCGCGGCAATGTCCCACGCAAAGCTTTAGAGTACGCTTCAAGAAACGCGGATGATCTTCTATCACCAAAGTCATTAGCTAAGCTCAAAGATCTAGGTGTAAACGATGAAGTTCTTCGCCGCATGAAAGGCGAGAAGCGTAAAGCGACTCAAGAAGAATTGGGCGAGGCTTATCAAAATGCCGATGAAAAATCCATTGTGAAATGGTTAAAAGATAACGAACTGGAAGAATAATGGCCCTCACACCCGAAGAACTCATTCTAATCCAACGCGGACGCAATAGAGGGGCTGGCACTAGCTTTGCTCGCGGTTTACGCGGTTCATCAGCTGGTATCCTTACAGGTCAAGGCTTGTCTAAGGAAGAACGCCAAACAGGCGCCGCTCAACATGGTGAGAGCTTTACGAATGATACGATTGAGGGTTTCGGTCAGTTACTAGGCGATCTTCCTGCTATGGCCGCTGGTGGTACTGCGGGTACTGCGGCAGGTGGAGCATTAGGATCAGTAGCTGGGCCAGGTGGAGCAGCGGTAGGCGCAGCCCTTGGCGGTGGTGCTGGTGCTTTTGCAGCTCCAGAAGTTATCAAAGCCATGTATGAAGAATACCAAAATGCTCGTAATGACCTTGGAGATATATCCTTTATGGATTACCTCAAGGCTGTAGCATCTAGAACAGGCAAAGCAGCTGGTAAAGGTGCTATCTTTGGTGGAGTTGCTAAGGCACTCATTCCATTTTTGCATGGCACTGCGGCTCAAGCAGTGCTAAATAAGCTTCCTAAAGGCGCTGCTATTGCAGGGTCTCATGCTGTAGAAGCTATCACAGAAGCTGGCATTCTAGGCGCTCTAGACACTGCTTTCGATGATGCGGTTCCACTAGAAGCTTTTCGCGATAACCTAGTCATGGTACTAGGCGCAAAGATCAGTATGGGGCTAGCTGCTACTCTTAAGAAGTCTATGCAGAAGCACCCAGGCGCTAAAGAGAAGATCGCCAAGCAGCTATTGCTTGAGTACAAACCATCTCTACGCGAGAGAACAGAGAAAGCCCAAGCAGAAGCCAAGCCAGAAGAA